CAACACAGTGCACTCACCTGTGCAACACAGTGCACTCACCTGTGCAACACAGTGCACTCACCTGTGCAACACAGTGCCACCTAACCCCTTAAGGAGAACCTCCCAAGAGAACCCATAGTCGCGCGCGTGCGCTCCCGCGAGATGCTTCGCTTCGCTCCGACCGTCGGACCGTTGGTCCCTGGTCGTCGCCTTGGCCTTCGGCCGAGTTGGCCCACGAGAGCGAGGACGAGGAGATGGTCAGCTCTCTCGTTCTCCTCCTGGCTCTAGTTGGCACTCGGTCACCTGGTCGTCTCTGAACGGTCCGAGACGCCAACCCTCCCGTAGTGATCCTTTGGCGAGCCTTGAGGGCTAACGATCTGACCACTCATCCCGTCCTTGCCCTTCCTTGCTGTACCGAGTCGGAACGTGACCTCACCAGGCTTCCTTGCTCTGATGCCAACTAAGGGTTGGGTTGTTGGTTGAGTGAGTGGATCATCTTCAGAAGGCTGGCACTCACCAGAGAGAGCTGCGCCGCGGCGGCCGGGCGGCGGGCGGTCCGCGCGCACCTCGGGAAGGGGTCTGTAACCCTCGTGAGCGGCCGATCGGGGGTGTCTGTGTGTGCCGGCCTGGGTGGGCTGCTGGGAGACGCTCAGATTGGCTCCTATGGCTTTGGAGGTTCTGGGTCTCGAACTGTCCGGGATTCCCGGATGGTTGCGGTCGTGTCGTCGTTGCCTGTATGCTGGTCGCGCTGATAGAGGCCCGCCGGATGGGTCGGAGTGAAGTTTCCTTTCCTTCTCCGTATGCCCGGCGGGCCTCGCCTTTTGCCTCCAAGGGGTCCGGCGTGGTAGACTGTGCTGGTCAGTCAACGAAAGGAAACCTAATGGCACCGAAGACTGGGGAGCGGACGTTCCCGAAGTGCACACACTGCGGCGAGCCGTACCGGCCCCCGCGCACCACGGCGAAGGAGTACCCCGGCACGAAGCCCTACGGCGGCCGAGGGGTCTGCAACCCCTGCTATCGGGAGCTGCTGCATGGCCACACTCCCAAGGCGCTCATTGACTGGACGGTTGAGCACAAGTGCTCCTCGTGTGGCCAGAAGATGCGCCCCCCGCGGACGTCCGTGAAGGACTGGCCGGGTACGCGCCCCTACTCGGGTCAGGGGAAGTGCTCCATGTGCGCCAAGGAGGTTCGGAAGGTGTATCCGACGGCCAGGGAGCTGGCCGCGATGGGGCACCCGTGCATCGAGCCCTGCCCCCTCCCGTCCAACAAGCGATCCAACATCTGGTGAAAGGAGTAGGTGTGCTTTACCTTCTCATCTATGGCGACAAGTCAGCTCCCAAGGTTGATGTGATCTTGTGCGACAATCACCCTGAGCGTACGAATGATGGGACTCTGATCTTCCGTAATGAGGGCCAGCGGGACATGTACGTGTACCCGGGCGACTACCTGTCGATCCAGCACGCCTACTTCGGCGGGAAGGATGCTAAGCCGTCGTTCCTGTTCGACATTCGTGAGGGTTCCCCGTCGAATGAGGGCGTGTCTATGACGTACCCGGGGGATGTGCGATGACTGCCGTGGAGAAGATTGCGTCGGTGCATGAGAAGGTTGCGTTGGCCGCGATGGATTGTGCGGCCGATGAGCTGCGTGATTCCCTGAATGACGCCGGCCAGTGTGATGCGTGGGATGTTCCTGTCCATAGGCGTGATGCTGAGCAGGATGAGGCTGTTATCCGCGTCCAGGAGGCGCAAGAGGCGCTGGAGGAGTACTTGGAGGGGTTCGTTGCGGACCGGTATGGGTTGGATTCTCATGTGACGTTGGAGGTTGAGAAGTGACTGTCGACGACTTCCGTGTGAAGCTTGAGGTGCTCAAGTAGGCTTGGATGGAGGTTCAGGACTGTGAGGCGTTCGAGCTTGGTGACCCGTTCCTTGATGATGTGTGGGACGCGTACATTGTGGCTCGCAACGACGCAGAGAATGCGATTACCGCCCTTGTTGGTGAGCTGGCTGGCTTCCACGTGCTGGCGCAGATTGAGCAGGTTCGAGTTGATGTCGTGGAGTAGGCAGTCCAGGCGCCGTAAGGAGCTCCCTGAGGACTGGGAGAAGATCAGGCGAACGGTCCTCAAAAGGGACGGCGGCCTCTGCGTGTTCTGTGGCGCCAGGGCGAATCAGGTGGACCACATCTTCCCTGATGGTCCGCACGTGCCGGACAACCTGAGGAGCCTGTGCCAGCACTGCCATATGGCGCGGACGCAGCAGCAGTCCGTCGAGGCGAGAAAGCGCCGCTACAATGGTCGCAATAAGACTCGCGGCCCAAGACCGAAGAGCAAACACCCCGGCTACTTGTAGGAGACGACGATGGGAGTTAAGGGACCGATCCCGAAGCGCAGCACTGAGGGGCACCGCACTACGCAGGCGCGGAAGCTTGATGGTGGCGTTGAGCCCGTGAATGTGGTCGCCGATAAGGTGAAGCCCCCCAAGCCTGATCCTGACTGGCATCCGATTGCGAAGGAGCTGTGGAAGTCCGTGGAGCAGTCCACGTTCACACGCTACTACGAGCCGTCAGACTGGATTGTCCTCTACTCCGCCTGCGATGACTTGTCCAACTACAAGATGCAAGAGCGGCGCTCTCCTACGATGTTGGCGGCCGTGAACACCATGCTCACCTCCTTGCTGCTCACCGAGGGCGATCGGCGGCGCGTGCAGATCGAGATTAACCGCGTGGACGAGTCTGAGGCTGAGTCGGCTGGCGTGGTCGCGCTCCAGGCGTGGGCGAAGGCGCGAGCCGCAAAGTGACCGAGACGCTCCCCGCACCCCGGGAGCGAACCGACACGCTCCCCCTTGAGTTCCCTGAGCGGACGCTCGGGTATCACGCTGCCGCCTGGATGGTAGACAACCTTGTCCAGCCGAACGGGCCGCGCGCCGGTCAGCCGTTCATCCCGACAGACCGACAGATCGAGTTCCTGGCTCACTTCTACGCCCTGACCCATAAGGGTTCCTTTGTGTACAGGCAGGGAATCAGAAGGCTGAGCAAGGGATCAGGTAAAGGCTTTGATCTACGTCACAAAATCTTGACCGTGGACGGCTGGAAGCGCTTCGGCGATCTCGTTGTCGGCGACCATGTATTCCATCCGTCAGGTAAGCCCACCAAGGTGACCCAGGTCCACCCTATCGACCAGTGGGACACATGGGAGGTGGAAATCTCTGACGGGACGGTCCTTGCCGCCACTGGTGAGCACCTGTTCACCGTTGAGGAGTTCGTCGGGAAGTCGAAGCGAGTTCGTCGCACCCTTGACGTGCGCACCATGGCTCGCGAAGGGCGGTTCAACCTCCGACTTCCTGATGTCAACAAGGATGAGCTGAGGGCGCAGGGAGTGCCCAGGGATGTGCTGGCAGGTTTCCAGAACGGCCGGACTATCGTAGGGGTGCGCAGGGTGCCCCCCGTGGATGCGCGCTGCATTACTGTGGCCGCCGAGGATGGCCTCTACCTGGTGGGAGAGGCCATGGTGGTGACCCACAATTCTCCGTTCGCGGCTGCTCTGTGCCTGTTTGAGCTTCTCGGCCCGTGCCGCTTCGACGGTTTTGACCGACATGAGCCGTTCGGGGTGCGGGCGAAGCCCATGAGCATGCCGCTCGTGCAGGTGGTGGCCGTATCTGAAAGCCAAACCGCCAATACCATGAGAATGGTTCGCGCCTTCTGTCAGAAGAAGGGTTCTTTGGCTCGCAAGTATGACCTCGAGGTGGCGAAGACGTTCATTGAGACTCCGGGTGGGGGGAGGCTGCAACAGATGACGTCCTCCGCTACCTCTATGGAGGGCGGCGAGGTGTCCTTCGTCGTGGGCGACGAGTTGGAGCACTGGCTGCCGGCGCAAGGTGGTCCAGCAATGCTGGAGACGATTCAGCAGAATGCGGCGAAGATGGGTGGTCGGTTCGTGGGCACCTGCAACGCATGGGTGCCGGGCGAGCAGTCCTCGGCGGAGGCGATCTTTGAGGCTTGGTGCGACCAGGAGGATGGCCTCACGCGCGGTAAGACGAAGATTCTTTATGACGCACGTATGGCGCCCCCGAATACGGTTCTGACGGACGAGCCCGAGGAGGGGCAGGTCGGTCTCACGGAGGCCCTCGAGTATGTGTATGAGGACTGCCCGTGGGTGAACCTGGAGTCCATCAAGGAGCAGATTTGGTCACCCGAGTACCCTGAGTCGCGCTCTATCCGCTTCTTCCTGAACCGCCCGAACGCCGCAGAGGCGTCCTGGATCACGTTGGAGGAGTGGACTCAGCTCCGTAAGCCTGACCGGAAGGTGGAGCCTGGGGAGCGGATCGTCATGTTCTTCGACGGCTCCAAGTCCAACGACCACACGGCCCTCGTGGGCTGCTGCATGGAGGATGGGCACGTCTTCAAGATCGGCCATTGGAAGCCTGAGAAGCCGCTCGGGGTGGTGAATGTGGCTGCCGTGGATGCGGGGGTTAGGAAGGCGTTCGACACATACAACGTGGTCGCGTTCTGGGCTGACGTGCGCGAGTGGGAGTCGTTCACCCGTACTGCGTGGCCTGAGGACTTCGGAGACCGCCTGATCGTCCCCGCGGTTCGTGGTGGCATGTCCGCATCCCCGATCGCTTGGGATATGCGGTCGCACGCCTATCAGTTCGCCGAGGCGGCGGAGACGGCGTTCACGGAGATTCAGCAGCAGACATTCACCCATGATGGGGACTCGGCGCTCGGCGAGCACGTGTCGAACTGTCGCGTGAATGAGTTCAAGGGGCGCTGGTCGGTGAAGAAGGAGTCTCCGAAGTCGTCTAAGAAGATCGACCTCGCTGTGTGCATGATCGGCGCTAGGATGCTGTATAGGCATGTGAAGAACTCGAAGGAGTGGGCGGACCTGACTGCTCCCCGGGGCGAATGGAAGGTGTTCATGTGAGCTTTCAGAAGATGATCGCCAAGTTCGCGTCAGGCGCCTACCGGCCCATCACCTACGAGGGCTACTACGAGGGCAAGCGGCGCCTCGACGCGGTGGGCATCAGTCTCCCCGCTAAGGCTCGCGTCCTGGAGATTCAGGCCCCGTTCGCCAAGATGGCTGTCGACGTGCTCACCGAGATTCTCATCCCAGATGGCTACCGTGTCGCGGATGACGACAAGGCGGGCGTGGTTGAGTTGCTGCGGAAGACGTGGCAGGCGAACGACATGGACTCCCAGTTCAACCTTGCTGCCGCTGAGGCGATTAGTGCTGGCGCCGCGTACTGGGTGATCGCACCCCCGGATGATGAGCATGAGTTCGCGTCGATTCGTGCGGTGGATGCGAAGCACGCCCGCGTGCGCATCAACTTCCGTGGCGAGGTCGTGGAGGGCGTGGTCCTGTACCGCCGTGACGACGGGAATGTGGGTGCCACCTACTACACGTCCGACGGCGTGGAGTTCTACGTGAAGGGCAGGTACGACTGGAAGAGCGCCAGCCAGGGGCGCCAGGACCAGTGGGGTGCGTCAATCGTCCCCATGTTCAACCGGGCCCGTTTGTCCGACAAGTATGGGCGCTCCGATCTGCGTGAACTCACCTCCGTCATCGACGCCGCCTCCAGGACGCTAACTAACCTTCAGGTGGCTCAGGAGGTTGCGTCGTCCCCGCTGCGTGCAATCGTGGGCGACGGTGCTTCCAATATGATTGACCAGTATTCCGAGAAGATGCAGGCGTACATGGGCAACCTGATCGCCATCCCATCCGGCGGTGACGTGAAGCAGCTTACCGGAATGGCTCTGGACCCGTTCATCAACACGTACCGGTCCTACGCGCTCCAGCTGTCCGCCATGACTGGTATTCCTCCGTCGATGATGGGTGTCTCCTCGGACAACAACCCGACATCAGCGGAGGCTCTGCGCGTGGCGAAGGACCGACTGATCGCTAGGGCAGAGAACAAGCAGCGCCAGTTCAGCGACGCCCTGGAGCGTGTCGGCCGGATCGTCGCCCAGGCGAACGGCATGCCCCTGGAGGGGCTGGAGGCCCTCGAGGTGACGTGGCGCGACGCAGCTGCCCCCTCAACCTCAGCGCAGATGGCGAACGCCCTCCAGGCCCACAGCCAGGGAATCATCGGCGACGAGACGGCCAGGGAGTTCCTGCACCTCACCCCCGAGCAGCTGCGCCGCGAGAAGACCCGCGGGGACAAGATGGACGCCGACGCCGGACTGGATATGCCCGAGGCCCCCGAGGCCCCCGAGGATGCTGATGAGGCCCCTAAGGGTGAGTGAGGCCCTGTTCTACAGCATCCTGCGCAGCATCGTCATGCTGTTCAGGCGGCGCGTTGAGGATACTCTGCGCCCTCTCGAGAACCTTCCTGAGCCTCCTCCTAGGGAGCATGTGGGGGAGCTGTTGACTCCGATCATGTGGCAGGCCCGCAAGCAGGCGTGGGCCGCTGCCGCCTTGTTCCTGCGGGGGCAGGCCCGCAAGGCCGGGGTGCCGGAGTCGTGGGTGCCCCCACAGCCTGGGTATAGCCCGAAGACGATCGATCGTACTATCCGTGACGTGCAGGGGGCTTTGGGTTCCCCTGAGGGAATGAGGCGCCTGGAGCGCACCCTGGAGGGGCATGTGCTGGCCGCTGCCCGCCGAACCGTGGCTGACGCAGTGGACACTGCGCCGTCCTCGATTGAGCTCATTGAGGGCGCTCTGGATGACCTTGCGAAGGACCTTGAGGAGTTCTCTGAGCGCACTCAGAAGGCGATCGTCGATGATGTGGAGAAGGTCGAGGCCCGCCGTCGCCCACGCATGACCCTGGAGGAGGCGTTCGAGAAGGTCGCAGACCGTATCGAGGAGGCTGTGCGCACCCTGGACGAGGAGGAGCTCGTTAAGGGCCGCCATCGGGATATGAAGGTGTTCTCCGACGTGCCGGACAAGTACCGCCGCAACTCCCGTGGCGAGTTGATTGCGCGCCCATTCGCCTTCGCTCGCGTGTGCCACCCGAACAAGAATGGCCCCTGCGGGTTCTGCGCAATGCTCGCTTCCCGCGGCCCGGCGTATAAGTCCTCCGAGTCTGCTGGCCTTAGGGTGGACCGATTTCACGATCATGATTTCTGCACGATCGTGCCGGTTTTTACCTCCAAGCACTGGGAAGGCAAGGAGCAGCAGGTCGGATTCGAACGTGTGTACAATGAGGTTGTGCGCGACCATGACCTCCACGGAGTGGACGCTAGGCGCGCAATGGACAAGTACTTTCGGGAGAAGCTGAAGGAGCGCAAATGAGCGACACCCCCGCGCCTGAGTCCTCCGTTGTCGAAGAGACTGACGGACCTATCTCAACCACCGACTACCCCATCGAGCACACTGAGGAGGCCCCCGTTGAAGACTCCTGAGACGGACAAGAAGACTCCTGAGACGGACAAGAAGACTCCTGAGACGGACAAGAAGACTCCTGCGGAGGAGGCGCCGAAGGATGATGCGAAAGCTCCTGCGGATGAGGTGAGTGAGCTGCGCGCCCAGCTGGCCGCCCTCACTGAGAAGCTGGAGGCGAAGGAGGCCGCCGAGCGTGCCGCCGCCGAGCTCTCCGAGAAGGAGACGCTCCTCTCCAAGGCCAACATTCCGGCCAGCTTCGCTTCATTCCTCGCCGGAGACAAAGACTCGTGGCAGGAGCAGGTAGACGCCCTCGCCACGCTGCGCGAGCAGGCAGACGCTACGCCCGCGCCGTCAGTCCCCCGCGACCCTGCGGTGGATGCAGACCTTGAGGCCGAGGATGACGGCCTGAGCGAGGCGCTCGGGTTCTTCGGCTTCGCAGACCAGTAAGGAGGGCATATGCCTGCACCCGCGTACAACCCCGACAACGAAACCAAGGTCGAGACAGTATCCAAGATTCTCGGCGCTAACGCCGGGAATGAGGCCGCGTTTCCCAAGACCGTCGTAAAGGGCGTCTGGGACAACGCCATGAAGGGCTCTGTCGTTCAGGGCCTCGCCGGTAGTGTCCCGGTCTCCATTAACGGTACCGCCATTCCGATCCCGGTTGGTCAGCCCACCGCTGGCATCGTTCAGGAGGGTGGCCTGAAGCCGGTCGCCACCCTGTCCAGCGCTGTCAAGACGGTCACCCCCGTCAAGGCCGCTGTGATGATCCTCTACTCGGAGGAGACCGCTAAGGCTGACCCACTCGGCGAGTACTCGCGTATCCAGCGCGCCCTCGGTGAGGCTATCGCTCGCGCCATTGACACTGCCGTCATCCACGGCATCGACGCGAACACCGGTACCGCCATCACCGGTAAGGAGGCCCTGACCTCCACCACGAAGGTGCAGGAGCTGGACCTGACTTCGGCCGCTGCCGGCTACTTCACCAAGCAGCTGTCCGCCGCCTACGACAAGGTTGTGCTGGACGACGCCGACGAGACCGAGTTCGGTTTCGACCACTTCCTCCTGGCCCCGAAGTTCCGCAGCAACCTGGTGAATGCCCTGGATGCTCATGGTCGCCCGCTCTACCAGCAGGCCCCTGACATCGCCGCGAAGTTCGGTACCGTCCTGGGTGTCCCGGCCACCTACTCTCGCGCCGTCTCCGGCTACGAGAAGGCCAAGGTTTCGGCCGCGAAGCTCCTCGGCATCGGAGGCGACTTCAAGGATGCTCTGCGTCTCGGCTTTGTTGAGACCATCACCTACCGTAAGGCGACTGAGCGTGCCGGTGGCGTTGACCTCTTCGACCGCAACATGGGTGCGATCCTCGCTGAGGCCCAGTTCGGCTGGGTTCTGCGTGACTCGCGCGCGTTCGTGAAGATCACCAGTAAGTGACCCATGTGGTGGCCGCCGGCGTTTTGGTTGGCGGCCACCCCGTGGCCAGAGTTCCTGAGGAGGTGGAGACGTGACGGTAGCAACACTGGATGACGTTCAGGGTTCGCTTATGCGGTACCTGGAGGATGACGAGAAGACCTGGGTGCAGGCGCTCCTCGACAGGGCTGAGGCCCTGATCCTGTCGCGCATGCCTGATGCTGTGAACCGGTGTCGTGTTGACTACAGCTTCTCGATCATCATGCGGATGGTTGAGGCGGAGTCGGTCTCCCGTGTTCTCAGGGCCCCTGGCGGCGGCCTCTACAAGTATGAGACTGAGGGCACTTACACCTACTCGGTGAACCAGGCTGTCGCGTCCGGCATCCTGGAGATCACCGACCGTGACTGGCGGGCCCTTCAGGCTGGAACCTCCGGCTGGGGTGTGGCTGGCGCCGAGATGGACGGGTATGCGCGGCGCACGCGCCTGTTGGACGCCATTGAGGGCCCGTTGACGGTTGACCCCACCTATCTGCGCGGGCCGTCCGCACTGGACTTTGCGGGGGATCACCCCGCGTATGACGAGGATGAGGTGACACTGTGGTAGGGTTCCGGCCTCGTCGCGGGCGCTACCTCGAGAACGGCCCCCACGTGGTGGAGGTGACGCTCGCTGTCGTCAAGGAGGGGCGCACTGGGCGCCGTTTCGAGCGTGGTGAGACGTTCACGATCGACAAGGTGCTTGTGCAGCCGTCCGCCGGTAACGCCTTGAAGGCTACCGAGAACCGTGTTATTCGGGGTGACCTGACGGACGAGACGACCTTGAAGATCATGGGGACTGGCCGGAAGTGGCCGGGTGGCCCGCATTCGTGGGTGAAGATCATTAAGGGCCCCGACGCCTTGGTGGGGAAGACATTCCAGCAGGCGGGTGAGCCGCTCACCTATGACGCTTCCCCAATGACGCACCACTTTAGTGTCCGCTGCGACACGCTCGGAACGGAGGCGAAGTGATCGAGGCATACGACACTGAGGATGTGCACGAGGACATTGCTGCCGTCGTAGCGAGGAAGCCTGAGTTCGCTGCGGCTGCCGCGAAGGTGTTCGCTGAGATTGAGGCTGCCGCTGCCCCGCATATCCAGACGGGCGAACTGTCTGCGTCGTTCAGCCTGGAGCAGGGGAAGGTGGACTGGTCCATCTCCCCGTCCACGGACCACGACGCGGCTGTCGAGTTCGGCCACTACGTGTACCAGGACGCTCATGGGCGCCGCTCCGGGCGAGATGGGGCCAGGTATCGGACATGGGTGCCGGGCATCAACGTTATGCGTGGTGTCGTGCACGCGAATGGGGGGTTTTAGTGGCTTACGTGAATCCTCTTCCGTTCATCTACCGGTACGTGCGTGACGCTGCCGCCGCTGGCGCCACTGAGTGGCCGATCCTCTCTAGGATCGTGTGGCGCACGCATGGTGACGTGGACGACCCCATGAATGAACTCGTGTGCCGCGTCCAGATGACCATCTCTCGCATTCACCCGTCTGGGCCAACGTTCGCGGCCACCCAGATCAGGGCCCGCCTGTACATGACCGGCCCCGACGGTGACGAGGTGTCCGACGCCTCCGATGCCCTCGTGCAGGCCATTGAGAAAGCTTGGAGGTCAGGCATGGAGACCTCCGAAGGCTGGGCCACCTACCTCGAGTGGACCCAGCTGCCCACGCCGGAAACGGACATGGGAACCACTGCCGACTACATCAACATGGTTTCGTCCCTTCAGGTGACGGCCAGGAAGGGAGCCTGATGGCTAACCTCGGAAACAGCAAGATTCAGATCGCGGGCCGCGGCCACGTCTACTACGCCGCCCCTGACACGGAGGCCCCCAACCTTGACGGGTACGTCTTTGGTGACGGCACCACCCTAGAGGCGAATGGGTGGACCTGGCTGGGCGACACCTCCAGCGAGAATTTGATTGAGTTCGAGTCCGATGGTGGCGACACCTCCACGAAGCGCACCTGGGACCGTCAGGGCGTCCGCTCCACCCGCGAGGACGTCACCAACAAGGTCACCATCAACGCCGTCAATCTCGGCGAGGACGTCATGAAGGTGGCATTCCCTGGCTCCACCTATGACGCCACGAAGCGCGCATGGGACATCGAGCTGGACGCCTCCAGTGAGCGCGCCATCCTCGTTGTCGTGGAGGACGGCCGAATCGTCTCCGGCTACCTGTTCCGCCGCGTCTCCCTGGCAGGCAATATGCCGTCCCTGAGCCTGGACAACTTCACTGAGGTCAAGATCGCTGGCACGCTCCTGTCCCCCAACTCGGGTAAGACGCGCGTCCAGATGCTTGAGCCTCGCACCGTCACCGGTATTGGCACCGCGAAGCCGGCCATCACCACCCTGACCCCCGACTCCGGTGCGGTCGGCGCGAAGGTCGTCATCACGGGAACCAACTTCGATGGCGTCCGAGAGGTGAAGTTCGGCAACGTGGTCGCCACGTTCGAGAAGGACTCCGCCACCCAGATCACCACCTACGTGCCTCGCGGCGTGAGCACTGGCGCACAGAACGTGATCGTCACGAACAACATTGCCGCCTCCGACGGCAAGCAGTTCACCGTCAACTGACGGCCGATATACTAGGGGTGCCGCCATGTAGGGGTGTGTGGCGGCGCCCCTGCCAACACCCCGAACACCCCACTGGAAGGAAATCAGCGTGGCCACCAAGAAGGCGGACAAGCTTCCCGAGTTCTCGTCCATCGAGGGGCACGACCTGTTTGTGCCTCCGCATACTCTGCGCCCGTCGAAGCGCATGCGCCTCACCTCCGTCCTGGAGCCGTTCATGGGAGACGATGCCAACTCTGCGAACCTGCTCGCCGTGCTGGCTGACGTCATGGCCGCCCTGGAGGATGGTGGTTTCATCAAGGACCTCGACGCGTGGGATGCGTTCTACGACAAGGCTGACCTTGAGGATGTTGTCAACCTGGTCATGGCTTACGCGGGGGAAGCCGCAGGCGCCAAGGGCTAGATGAGTTCTTCGAGGAGCACCCGGAAGCTGCCGCGGACTTCTGGGCTCTGTACCGGATTGATGTCCATGGTGACTACCGGGTGCGCCTCGTGAGCCAGCTCCTTGAGCGCCTTCCGCACGAGCCCTGGTCCATGTATCGGGCTAAGGGGCTTGGCGGGGAGAAGTGGTTCGGGTACTCGCACGACTCGGAGAGGCTGTCGGAGGCCCTGGATCGCCTGGCCCTGCTGATTAAGGGGACAGCTGTCAACAAGGCTGTCTTGAAGGACTCAGAGATGATTGAGCGACCCAACTCTACTGGGTCCTCTGAGGTAGTATCGTCTCAGGATACTGCTGGGGTTGCCGCCTTGTTTGCGGCTATAGGGTGAGAGGTTCAGGATGGCCGGAAAAGGGACAGTTGGTAAGCTTTCCGTAAAGGTCGTCCCGGACCTTTCCCAGTTTGCAAGTAAGCTCCGCAAGGACCTGAAGCGCATCCAGAAGCAGGTCAAGGACCTCGAAATCACCTTCAACGCTGAGGTGAAGCTCGACAAGGAGTCCCTAAAGAAGGCCCGCGAGGAGGCCGCGAAGTCCGACGTCCGCTTCAAGGCAGAGGTTGACCTCAAGGCCGGGCAGCTGGAGGCTCTTCGTAAGAAGATTCAGCAGATCAAGTCCGAGGTGAAGGTCAATGCGAACCTCTCTGAGGAGCAGAAGAAGAAGCTTGAGGAGCGGCTAGACAGTATCCGCACCTCCATTAACCTGTCCACCCGCCCGGGTGACATCGCTAAGCTCAAGCGGGATGTGGAGCGCGCTGCCGGTGACGTCAAAGCTGGCCTGACCGTCAACGAGAGGTCATTCCGCCAGTTCCAGGCGAGACTAAACGCCCTCAAGGCAGACATTCCAGCCAAAGCCAAACTGGACGCCGCCGCCGCCAAGGAGCTCCAGGCGCGCATCGCCGCCATCAAGGCGGACGTGGAAGTGCACGCGAAGCTATCCGAGGAGCAGAAGAAGAAGATCAAGCACGAGCTCAGCAAGCTCGACGGCAAGGCCACCGTGAACGCCGACCTTGATGATGGGAAGGCCCGCTTCGACCTTCGGCGCCTCATCCACCCTCGTTGGGTAGACATCAACGTGCGCCTAGGCAAGGCGTCCCTGGCCCGCGTAGCGGCCCAGCTGAAGGCTCTCGCAGGCGGTAACGTCTTCGAGTCGATCGGCCGGAACCTGAACGACTTCCTGAAGAACCTGGATACGGCGGCCGTGAAGATAGGCGCCGTGTCCACGCTGATCGGTAGTGCCGTGTCGGTGATCGGCTCCGGCTTGGGTGTGTTTGCTTCCCTGAGCGTGGGTATCGCCAAGTCGACACCCGCGCTGCTGGCCCTGCCTGGTATCTTCGGCGCTGCCGCCGCTGGCGCCGGTGTGCTCATCGTCGCACTCAAGGACGCGAAGACAGTGCTTGAGGACCTCGGCCCCTCGTTCGAGAACCTCCAGAAGCAAATCTCCGGGGCCTACTGGGAGCAGGCCGCTCAGCCTATCCGTGACTTCGCTAACGTCGCGATCCTGGAGCTCACCCCCGCCCTCCAGGGCGTTGCTTCTACGTTGGGGTCTATGACAGCGGCCATCGCAAACGCCGCCAGTGGACATATTGCTGGCTTCCAGCAGTCCCTGTCCTACTTGACTCAGGCTCTAGCGATCGGGTCAACGGGGGCGGCCTCGTTCACGAACGGCATCCTCACCATGGGTGAGGTGGGGGCGAAGTATCTGCCGAACATCGCCCAGTGGGCGAACAACCTGGCCGCCTCGTTTGAGGCGTGGGCTACGAAGGCCGCCGAGTCAGGGAAGATGGATCAGGCGATCCAGTCGGCCGCTAAGGCGTTCGGCACACTCAAGGACATCACCGTCGACCTGGGCGGTATCATTGGCGGCCTGTTCACGGCGATGGCGAACGGGTCTGCCCCTATCGACTCCATCGCCGAGGCCCTGGACAAGGCGAACAAGGCCGTGAATGGGCCTCTGTTCCAGGCGACCCTCACTAACCTGTTCTCCTCCATGGGGCAGGCCGCATCCTCCGCGTTCGAGGGTGTGGGTCGGCTTGGCCAGGCGTTCGTGTCGCTCGAGCCGACCCTCGGCGTGATCCTCCCCTTGATCGGGGAGACGCTGCGCACCGCCCTCAACGGTATCGCTACAGTCCTTGAGAATCCTGCCTTCCAGGATGGGTTGGTGAACTTCTTCAACAGCCTCCTCGTGGCCGTGCAGGCCCTGGCTCCCGCCATGCCTGCCCTGGGTGAGGCGTTCGGCGCTATCGCCACTGTTGCTGGCGCGCTCCTTGAGGCTATCGCCCCCCTGGTGGCGCAGCTTGTGGAGGGGCTGGCCCCGATCTTCCAGCAGCTGGTGCCGATCCTCGTCCCGGTGATCGAGCAGCTGGGTGCCGCCCTGCTCCCGGTGATTCAGGCGCTGGTTCCGGTGATCTCTGAGATCATCGCCCAGCTGGCTCCGATCATCTCCGAGTACCTGCCGCAGATTCTGCCGCCGATCGTCACCTTGGTTCAGCAGCTGGCGTCCGCCCTGATCCCGGCGATCCAGCTGGTGGGGCAGGTCATGCAGTGGCTCATGCCGCTGGTGATGGCGTCATGGAATGGGATTATGTCTACGGTGACGGGCGCTATCCAGATCATCAAGGGCGTCATCCAGACTGTCCTCGCTGTCATCAAGGGAGACTGGTCTGGGGCCTGGAACGGCATCAAGACGATCGGTGAGGGTATCTGGAACCTCATCAAGGGCCAGTTCGGTATCTTCGGTAACCAGATCATGTCCATGGCTTCCACGGCATGGAACTCCGTGTGGAGCACCATCAAGGGCGTGTGGAACTCGATCACCTCCACGGTCTCCAGTGCCATCAACTGGGTCCGCAACCTCATCAGCAGCGGCTGGTCATACGTCACCAGCATCACATCTTCCATGTGGAGTGGGATCGTGAGCACTGTCTCCAGCTGGGTGAATAACATGCTGAACACGGTCCGCAATATCCCCACCAGCATCAAGAACGTGTTCTCTGGTGCTGCATCGTGGCTGTGGAACGCCGGTAAGAGCGTCATCCAGGGCCTCATTGACGGCATCAGTTCCATGTTCTCTTCGGTGAAGAACAAGCTGTCGTCCCTGACTTCGTACCTCCCTTCGTGGAAGGGGCCCGCCCCGGTTGACCGGGTGATCCTGAAGGATGCGGGACAGTTGGTCATGCAGGGGTTCATCGACGGACTCGAGTCCCAGTATGGGGCTGTGCGTAAGTCCCTCCAGGGGTTCACGGAGGACCTTCAGAACGATGTGGCACCGCACATTGCGGCGTCCGTATCTACCTCGTTTGAGAAGACGAAGCCCTCCAAGGATCGCCTCAACTCGATCGCCAACTCCACCCTCCAGGGGGCTCAGGGGCAGCACATGGGCGGCTCGGTGACGATCGTGAACAACTACCCGCAGGCGCAGCGAGACTCTAAGACCCGCGATGACGTGGCCGACGGTATCCGTCTTGCGTCGAGCATCTAGGATGGTGGCATGAGCAGTGAGTACTCCCTGAATGGGGTTGACCTGGACCAGCCGGGGAAGTGGCGTGTCATGCAGGGGACGCTCCTCCCTGCGGTCCCCTCCCCGCGCTTGGAGTCCACGGAGGTCCCCTTCCGTAGCGGCATCCTCAATGGGGCTGGCCTGAAGGTTGGCACCTTCAAGGTGACGGTGGTGTTCATGGTGGAGGGCGTGGACCGGGGGGACCTGGACCGCAACTTCCAGGCCCTCATGGCCCGCCTGCGTGCCTCAAACAAGCTGGCCACCCTGCAGTACCACCCGGCTGGCGTTAGCCCCAGGGAGGCGCTCGTGCGGCTCGTGAGCGTGTCCCAGCCGTCGTGGCGGTATGGGGAGTGGGCTATCGACGCGACGGTCATCTTCGAGGCTGTTGAGGGTGTGTGGCGTGACACTACGACAATCGAGACCCAGCTGGATGACCTGTCTCGACTCGCCGGGGGTGCAGCACCCATCACTGATGCCCTCCTGAAGCTCAAGCCGACCGCCAACGTGGTGACGATCAAGGACGTCACCTCAGGCACGTCCCTCACCTGGAGGGGCACCATGGAGGCCGACCAGAGGCTCCTCATTGACGTGGCCCGCTATGACGCCTGGAGGCAGGTGTCTGAGCGGTGGGGGCCCGCGCCAGGGTCGCCTAGCAGGGCGTCGGAGATCAGCATGTCCCCTGAGGGGCTCCAGCTCACCCCCAACCACGAGGGCAAGATCGTCCTCCAGGTCACCGGAGCCACGGGCTCGATCCAGGCTAGGAGGGCCTACTGATGCGCCGTGACTACTTCCCCGGGATGCAGCTGCGCGCTGTCGCCTATGAGGTGCAGGGAGCCCGGATTGGCGTCGTCCCTGATATCCTGGAGATGACTGTCACCACTCCTAGGGGGAAGACTCCTACCCTATCCATGTCCTACGCGCCCGGCCCCAACGCCATCCGGGGTAGCGTCCTCGAACGTGAGGTTGAGGTGGCTGTGGAGGCCTCCTTCAACGGCGCGGACTGGGAGGAGCTTCCCGACGCCCGGTTCATCACCCAGAAGACCGAGCACAACCTCGTCTCCGACGGCACCGACTCCCGCAAGGTGCAGGCCATCCATATCAGCGACTACCTGAAGGAAGCGCTCGTCTGGTCCGTCCCTGTTGAGTCGAAGGACAAGGACGGCAAGTTCAAGTTCCTGTCCCGGAACGCGGGGGCGATCATCAGCACGGTATGGCAGAACGCCGTCAAGCGCGGCTGGGGCGCGGGCCTCACCCTGGACGCCAACACCGTGAAGGACTCCGCCAATCAGGACTGGGCGAAGATCGTCACCCTCTACTTTGACCCCACGATCAGCCTCCTCCAGATCGTCGACTCCCTCCGCAATCTCGGCATGATCGACACGGTGTGGCAGGGCCGCACCCTTAAGCTCTACAACGCCGACACCACGCAGGCGAGGGACCTCACGTCGTCGAAGCGCTGGCCGCTCGCAACCACCCTCACTGGCGCCCCCGAGGTGGCCACCTGGGCGGACATGTGCACCGACGTTCTCGTGAAGGGTGAGGCCGGGAGGACCTGGCTCATCCACAATGATCTGGCTCCCCGCAGCATGCGGCGCGTTGAGAAGGTTGTGGAGGCCGGTGGCGTGGAGCTCGAGGCCACGGCCCGCCTGGTCGCCGAGGCCACTCTCAAGTCCGGGGCGCACGTGAGCGAGGAGATCAAGCGCGAGTGGGCCGCCACTGACGTGCACCTCCTCCCGTGGGTGGACTACCGGCTCGGCGACTGGATCATGGTGGAGCGCGCCGAGGGTATGGAGCGCCTTCAGGTCGCCCAGGTCAGCGTCACCCAGAAGGACGACATGGTCGTCGGCCACACCACCTTCGGGACTGTCTTGGATAGCCTCCTGGGGCGCCTGACGAAGCGCACGAAGGGCATCGTGGGGCTCGCCTCCACGTCCGGTAGTGGCGTGCGCCCCTCGACTCCGGCGTCCAAGTATTGGCCGCTCCCCCCGCAGGGGCTGGTCGGCTCTAGTCGCGCCGTCACCAACTCGGAGGGGTGGGTGCGCGCCCTCGTTGACCTCCAGTGGGGGCGCGTGGACACGGACACCCTCGGCGACGCTGTCGATGTGGTCTCCTATGAGGTGTCGTGGCAGCTGGCCATGTTCGGGACGAGCATCGCAGGCTCCATGGTCATCCGTGGGGCTGACGTCACCAAGGCCACCGTGGGGCCACTACTCCCGGGGACGGAGTACCGGTTCTCGGTGCGAGCTCAGAGCGCTAATGCCACGGGCGCATGGTCACAGCCGTTGATCTTGACTACGGAGTCGGATAGGGAGCCGCCCCCGGTTCCTTCCCGTCCGGTCCTGTCGCAGTCGCTCGGCGTGCTTCAGGTGTGGTGGGATTACGCGGGCCAGAATGGGCAGAACATGCCCGCCGACTTTGCTGGTGTGGAGGTGTCCGTGCAGCACCCGGGTCGCCCTCCGGCGAAGTTCGCGGACATGATTACCCCCATGCAGCGCACCTCCATTGCGGGCCTGGAGATCAGGGACTACGAGGTGTGCCTGCGCGCCTATGACCGGGCAGGCAACAAGTCCGAGTGGGGCCCCAAGGCGACCATCACTCTTGAGCAGTCCATTGACACGAACGCTATCGTCCGCTCAGTCGAAGAGAAGATAGCAGCCAGCGACGTGCTTCAGCGCGCCGCCCGGGCCGAGGCCCTTAAGGAGACCCAGAAGCTCTCCGAGGCTATGACGCAGGTTGCGGTATCCTTGGTGGAGACAGGCCCATACCCGCCGGACAAGGGCGTGGTTGACAAGTCGCAGTGGGTGTCCCCGGATGCTCGCGTGTTCACGTTGAGGAAGAAGGGAGACTGATATGCCGTATCAGGGGAACATTTGGAAGGATGGCCCGGATGGGCGCACACCCATTACGGCGGCGAAGCTCACCAAGATGGAGGATGGTATCACCTCCGCCCAGAGCACGGCAGAGCGGGCACAGAGTACCGCCGCCTCCGCTTCGGGGTCCCTGACCGCCGTGAACAAGGCGTATGAGGCGATCGTTGACGCGATAGTGCCAGTAGGGGCAGTCCTCCCTTTCTATGGGAGTAGGCCGCCAAAGAACTGGCTCCTGTGCTACGGGCAGGAGGTTAGCCGCACCGAGTACAAGGCCCTGTTCGACGTGATCGGAACCACTTCCGGTAGTGGTAATGGATCGACCACGTTCAACGTCCCCGACCTGAAGGGGAAGGTCATCTACGGCCAGGGGAGCGCGGATGCGCTTGTCACTGGCTCGACCGTCGGCGAGACCCACCACACGCTCACCGTAAACGAGATGCCCTCACACGGCCACGACATCGTAGACTCCAACAACCAGAACTCCAACTGGCGCGCCGGTAAAGCGAATACCGACATCGGCTGGAACGACGCCTCCGGCAATGGGTACACCTACGCCATGTCCACGGGCGCAACAGTGGCCGATCGGCGACCCTACGCGAAGGATGTGGGCGGTGGCCAGCCATTCCCCATCCGCCCCCGAGGCTCCGTCGCCTCTATGATTATCCGCGCGAAGTGAGGTGAATCGTGGCCGAAATCAAGGACGAATACATTCAGTGGCCAGGGCCAGCCACATTCCCAGCAGAGACCTCCTTCCCGGCCTATGACCGCTCCGCCGACGGCAACACGACCGTCCACTCCCACAAGGGCTGGGAGTGGGTAGAGTCCGACAACCCCTTCCAGAAGGCCGCCGCCTCGCTCGCACAGTCCACGATCGAGGCGTCTATCCGGCGCATGCGCACCGTCTTCGGTAAGGTCTTCTACCAGAAGGGGAACGCTACAGATAAGCCTGACTTCCCCGGGGAGACTTATGGTGACACGGCCCGAATCCAGGACCCCTCCACCCTCGACATCGTGGCGGAGTGGAAGTGGAACGGCTTTGACTGGGAGCGCGCCCGCGTCTCCGGCGAGCAGATCAGCAACCTCGACGTGGGGCGCCTCACCGCGGGGTCCGCAGCCATCAACGACCTCGCAGCCAGGCGTATCGCTGGCGATATTGGTAAGTTCCTGCAGCTCACCACGGACCAGCTCACCGTCACCGGTAACGCATCATTCGTTGACCTCACGGCGAAGCACGTATGGACCCGCATCATCAACGCCCGCCAGGGCGAGTTCGAGACGATCAAGGCAGGCATGCTTGCCGCCAACTCCGTTACAGCAGACAATCTGCGCGCTGGGGCTATTGATGGTCAGGTCATCACGGGTGCGTCCATTCAGACTGATCGTCAGAACAATAGAGGCCTGAAGATCGACAATAAGGGCATGCGCGTCTACTCCTCCAATGGGTGGAAGTCGCTAGACATTAACGCCCACACGGGTGAAATCATCATTGATGGGCGCATCGGGCGGCGGGATAGCTGGTCGGAAACCTACTTCAATGACATTGTGTGGTCGTCCACCAACTCTGACGTCGGCCTCGATGGCAATAAGATCGGCGTGGGCCTGTCGTTCAACTCACTGGAGGACGACTGGTGGGATGGTGCGCTCTTCATGTCGAAGTCCCCTCAAGGCGTCCCCTCCCTTAAGTTGCACGCACCCCTAAGGAAGAGTGGGCAGAACAGCAAGGACACTCCCCGACCGTACGTGTCGGTAAGTACTGACGGCGTAAACCTTTACACTGGCTCCGAAAATGGTAGCACATATGCCACGCTCGCCCTCAGTAAGTATGGCTTCAATGTGCGCGCAGCCCACGCATCTACGACCATCAATGATGGCGGCATTCTGTACTGGAAGGACAACAAGATTTCGGTCGGAGTCGACTATGACTCCGCCTGGTTGAAGCCACTGAAGTACATTGACGACCCTAAGACCGGGTTCTACATCACCCCAACACAAATCGTGATGGGGTGGAAAGGGTCCGCGTACTGGATCGATAACTCTGGCGTCCACATGTCTGGCACCAAGAAGTTCACGATGCGAGTTCCTGAGATTACCGACAAGACAGGAATGTGGCTGTCGCACTCCTGCACAGAGTCCCCTTATGACGGGATCGAGTACTGGGAGAACCTCACACTGGACAGTGACGGTAAGTGCACGTGGGAGCTCCCCGACTACGTACCCGCTATCGCCTCTAAGAATGCCCCGTGGATGGTGTTGTGTACTTCCGGTAGGGGGCGCCTCGAGAAGACTGGTTACGGCCCCGGCGTCGCACCATGGAAGGTTCATGTCGAGGGACAGCCTGGCGAGGAGGTGTCCGTCTTGGTGAAGGGCGCCCGCATTATCGACACGCCGCAGACGGACGGCACGATCAAATGGGTGGACTACGCTCGCCGCTCCCCCTGGGAGCTGGGGGTCTCTTACATGGACACCACCCCCTCAGGGGAGCAGGCCTACATCCTAGGCGGAGGGTACTATGGACCTACCATACCTCAACCAGAAGGAGAATGAAATGGGCGCCGAGAACCAGGTCGACGCAATGTCGGTCATCGACATCCTTGCAATGGAGGTGGCTACGCTCACAAAGCGTGTCGCTATCGCCGAAGCCAAGGTGATCGACCTTGAAAGCAAGACGAAGGAGAGTAAATGAGTGTAGGGAGTGTGACGGCGCGCATCGCTCGCCGTATCTGCGACCAGGAGGATGTCGGCTATAGCCAGCCGGATCGGCGTACCTGGTATGCGAACGCCAACTGGGAGGGCCACTGCAGCTCTCCCCAGAACGCTGACTGCTCCAGCCTCGCCGCGGGAGCAGTCTGCTATGGGTTGCATGACACCTACGGCGTCACGTGGGGCCACCCGGCCCTGCCTGAAATTAATGACCACTGGACGGGGAACCTTCGTCCTGGCCTCGAGGCCCGCGGCTTCAACGAGGTCCCGTGGAACGACTCTGACCTCGCCCCTCAGGGTGGGTTCCGTGTTGGTGACGTGATCCTGTCCGCCGCGAACGAGGGCGGCAGGGGGCATGTGTGCATCGCCGTTGAGGACGGCGGCGACCCTCTCGTCTCTGAAGCATGGATTGCTGAAGATGGGAGTATTGACGGCTACCTCGGCGACCAGACCGGAGGTGAGACCCGCACGGTCCGCTACTCCAGCCACCCCCACACTCAGTCGGGGGCGTGGACCAGCTGCCACCGCTTCGATGAGGGGAAGTTCCTGTCGCAGTGGCCCGAGTTTCGTAAGGGGCAGACCGCCCAGGCTAAGCCCGCGGTCGCCTCTACGTCAGCCCCGAGCGCCCCGGCGCACGCGCACGGCATCGACATCTCCAGCCACCAGGGTGGGCTCAATATCTCCGCGATCTGGGCCGATTTCGTCATCGTCAAGATCACGGAGGGCACCGGCTACGTCAATCCGTTCTGGCAGCAACAGGCGGAGGCGACGCTGGCCGCCGGGAAACGCCTCGGCCTCTATCTCTTCGCCAACGACGAGGACGCGGGCGAGCAGGCGAGGTTCTTCCTCGACCGCGCCAAGGGCTACGCGGGGCGCGCCACGTTCTGGTTGGACTGGGAGAATGAGGCCCTCAACCTGGACCCCTCGGATGCCCTCGTGATCCTCAACCAGATGGCAGCCGAGACCCGCTCTACTCCGGGCGTCTACCTGAACGGGGCGGGCATGGGGAGCGGCGACTGGTCCGCCGTCGCCACCCGGTTCCCGCTGTGGTATGCCGGCGGCCCCAACTACGCCTCCTACGGGCAGGCCTACAGTGACCCGCCGACGCCGACAGTCCCCTACTGGGGGGGCAACGTCCTCATTCACCAGTACACCGAGGATGGGTATCTGCCTGGCTATAGCAAGCGGCTCGACCTGGACCGCCTGCGTGACCGGGCAGCCTGGGACCGGATGATCGGAGGCGGGCAGGTCATCTCCGGCGCACCCGCCCCGGTGTCTACGTCCAGCGCCTTGCAGGTGGATGGCGAGTATGGTCCCGCGACCATGAAGCGCCTCATCGACGTCTTCGCTCCCGGCTACAACGAGATGTTCGCTGTGGGGAACCTCCGCCGCTACCTGAACAGCACGGTTGCGTCTAACGCCCAGAGGATGCTCATCGGGGCTGACAAGCTCCCCGAGGATCGTGGCTGGGACTCGCATGTGATTCGCATCTTCCAGTACTGGGCCTGGTGCTGCGTGAGGCCGGTCGCACCTGAGATGTGGGCCCGATTCGCTGACGGCTGGAGCTTCGGTGAGTACGTGGATGGCGAGCCCGGTGAGGCCACGTGGGCGGCTCTCCAGGAGGCGCTGAACCGGTCTCGCCCAGGGTCGTTCCGGCTTATGTGAACTCGTTCGGCGCAGTGTAAACTAGGGGGTGGGGCAGAAGTCCTGCCCCCTAGGTTGCATGTGAAGGGGTGAGTGCGTGAGCATTTACGCTCGAGCTTCATTCTGGTCTGGTGTGCGCGATCGCGCTATCAAGACTTTCGCTCAGGTCCTTGTGAGCACTCTTACTGTCGGTGTCGGCATTTTCGACATCAACTGGAAGGGCGCCCTCGGGCTTACTGCTACGGCAGTCCTGATTAGCGCCCTGACGTCTATCGCTGACGCGAAGGAGACGGACAGGGCTATCGCAACGGCCCCCGCCGAGTACACTCCTCGCCACGCGGGCTGACCGACCATGCAGCCACTGGAGGGCGTCCTGCCGATAGGGCAAGTCCTAACATCTCCTGATCTCATTGCGGCTACGGTCGCCCTGCTGGCTGCGCTGGTTGCCCGCCTTGCAAGTAGGATTAAGAGGCAGCAGGTTGAGAACGACGAGCGACTGGAACGCCTAGGTGTTCATGTCGCTAGGGCGGCCGATGCTGCCGAGTCCGCATCCGAGGGGGTGCACAACAACCACGCCACGAACCTGCGAGACGACCTAGACATGCGCTTCGATGACCTAACCTCCAAAATGGATGCTCTCACTGAGGTGGTGGGGGCACTCAGGGATAGCGTGAGTGAGCAGTCACATAGGCTTCAGGGCCTGGAGGGGCAGGTTGAGGGCGTCAGGAATGATGCGCGTACTGATAGAGCTCACCTCTACAGTGAGGTTGAGTCACTGCATAACAGGATCGATAACATGAAGAGTAATCGTGAATTACGCAAGGGGGCGCGGTGAGCGGATACGCCACTATCACTGGGCGCATCGTTGGTCCTGACGGGCTCGGCCGTGAGGGGCGTGTCGAGTTCACCCCTCTCGCAGCATATGATGGGGTAGAGGAGGATGGTAAGCGGATTGTTGTCACCCACTACGCGACCGCCCGTCTGACCGCTAACGGCTACCTCGTTGACTCCGGTGAGGAGCGGCATCTTCATCTGGTTGCCCCTGAGTCTCTCCCTGATGATGAACGCAATTACCGGGTGGTAATCGACGTGCCTGGCACTCCTGGCGGGCCGCGAGAGTATCTCGCATGGATCGTCGCAGACACGACCGTCGACCTGACTGACATTATTGCTGGCCGCAAGGTTAAGGATGTTTCATCCTCTCTTGTGCGCGAAATGAGCCAAGGCCTCTTGGAAGCAATCAATCCGGGCGACGTTGTTGAAGTTGGCGACGGCCTCTTAGCGTGGAAGGATGGAATTAATGGCTGACCGCACATGGTACAGCAAGACGAAGGCTGACGAGGTTTTCGCAACAAAGGAAGAGGTGAGGGCGCTCCCGGCGCCAGACCTTTCTCCATATGCTACGAAGACTGAGGTGGAGTCCGCCGACAATGTGCTCAGTGTCCGGGTTGATGCGTCGGCTACGAAGGCGGAGCTCGCCGATTATGCGAAGACCGCTGATGTGGCTTCCACGTATGCGACTAAGGAGGCTCTGGCGCAGGCCCAGCTGGGTGGCGGGGGACAAGCTCCTGACCTGTCCGGTTATCTGACGCGCTCAGACGCATCTAGCACGTACGTCACCAAGAGTGACGCCCAGGCAAACTATCCCACTAAGGCGGAGGTGGCCTCAACCTACGCAACAAAGGCCGAGCTGTCCCAGGCTGGGGGTGGCGCCCCCGCCCCGTCAACGCCTAGCACCCCTCTAGCCGCCCTCCCGCTTCGCGCCGGCCAGGGGGTTCCTACGGTCGGATTCTTTGGTGACTCATGGAGCACCGAGAGCACCATGGGGCAGGGCTTCAACCTTCCCTCCGTCGTGTCGCGCGCGCTGGGCTGCGTCCCGGCGTTCAGCGCGGTAGACGGTTCGGGGTTCGGCTACTCCGCCTCTGGCCGTGACGGTTTCGAGGTGGATAACCGCGTCAACTCAGTCTGCGCGGCGGCCCCTAATCTGATCGTGACCATCGGGTCCCTGAACGCTGACAAGGTGATCGACAACGGCGACACCACCGGTTCGGCGATCACCGAGGCTGTGAAGTCCTTCATCACTAAGGTCCGTGCCAAACTCCCGCAGGTGCCGATCGTGGTTCTCGGCCCGCAGCCGTCATCGGTTGCCCGCCTCCAGTCTCGCTCCGCCAACGTCAACGTGAAGGCAACGAAGGACGGGGTGGAAGCCTCCGGTGGGCTCGGAAACGGCGTCGCTTTCGTTGACTGGCTTGGCGTCGTCGACAAACAGGCCGTGCCGTGGCGAGATGGGCGGGTGTCCGCTACGGGCGATGTGATCATCTATGGTGGTGTCGCCTACCGGGTGACCGCACCGTGGGCGCCTGCCTCTGGGGATACTCCTCTGACGCCGGGTGCTCCCGTTGTTCAGGTGTCGGATGTTCTGTCCGGTACCGGCAATGCTGGAGCCCCGAAGGGTGACGGCACCAGGGACACTCTCCTCCTGAGCGACGAGACACACCCCACGAAGATGGGGGCAGTCGCCTTCGGCGCGGCCGCAGCGAAGCGTATCGGAGACGCGGTGGCGTCCCTGGCGTCGTGGGCCAAGGCGCAGGGGCCGGTAGTTCCGACCTCTCCTGCAGCCCCGCCGACGCCCCCTCCCGCCCAGGGTGACGGCCTCCCGATCATGGCGTGGCTCTCCGGTGGGTGGGGTAACCCGAGCCGTGTTGCTTACTCGCTGAACGACCTCAAGGCGGTCGCTGCACTGAAGCCCTCCCAGGTGACTGTGCCGCTGCGTGGCGTGGCCGACACTGCCGACCTGGCTGTGGGTATCCCCGGAAACTTCACCGGCAGCGACAACGTGAATCGAGAGTTCTCCAACGTGTCCATCCAGGGCGCACGGAACCTCGGCCTGGACGTCGCCGGGATGGTCGAGACGGCCGACATGTTCGAGGCTGCTGGTATTGAGTTCCTGCCGAACGTCCGCAACGGGCTCCAGGACTCGGCGGCCGAGTACTACAAGTCGTCTGACGGCAAGATGCTCGCGACCCTCGGCGCCCGCGCAGGGAAGACCTACCAGGCGGTGCACGGGCGCGGCCAGACGAAGCTGCGCGGCATCGTGAAGGCCCAGTACCCGACGTTCACGCGCGTCTGTGACGCCCTGGACGCCACTGCGGACTGGCACCTGACGGACCCGGTTAAGGACGCCCAGAAGGGCATCCTCTCGGCCGCTAAGGCGGGCGCTGGTGTATGGGGTGCCGCGAAGACGACCTTCCCTGACGGCGTGTGGGTGCTCGTGGCATCCAAGGACGAGCAGGAGACTGCGAAGTCCGCCGCCAAGGCGGCCGGTGTGACCATTGTCGGCTGGGCTGTGGATACGCCGGAGGCCCTGGCTGCTATTAAGGGCTGACGGACGCCGCAAGGCCCCCACTTGCACCAAGCCGGTTACAAGCGGGGGCCTTGCAGTGTTTCACCAGAGGTGATGCAACTTCCATCGCCATCCACTCAGTGCCTTGCCGACAGTGGCGTCCCAATACCAACGCATGTCCGCCTCCTTTCCTAGGTTTTGCTTGTATCTGGGTAGTTACAAGCGGGGGCCTTGTTGTCACCTAATCGGATCGCTAAGTGCCCTCCATATGCCTAGGGCTCCCTGCGCCGGTACGACACCGTTGCCTAGAAGCCGCCGCTCTGCCGACACCTTGAGCCCCTGGCCGGTTACCCATCCGGCGGGGAGACCCATCATTCGCTCCATGGCTTTGGTAGCTTCCTCCGGCTCAGGGCACCCTAGCGCTTGATACAGGGACTGGCCGTGACCGTTCCCGTTCCTGTGCTTACGCCGTTGAGCATCCCGCCACTCCTCCCAGGACTCTGGCAAGCGCCCCCACCCCATGTCCACGACAGTGGGGGTTGGGTGAAGGTGTGGGGGGCGCTTCGTAATCTCGGCTGGCGCCAGAGCGCCCTCCATGAAGGCCTCCCCCTCTCCGCGGGTCGCGACGATGAACACCCGAGCGCGGCGATGAGGTAGTCCAGCCTCCCACGCCTCGGCCCGCCCCCACTGGGCAGAGAACCCGTACCGGCCTAGCTCTGAGTCAATCGCCTTCCGATACTTGAGGGCCTGAGGCACATTCTCTATGACGAGCGCTCTGGCGCCTGACAGGTGCCCGATTTCTGCGCACCTGAAAAACAAGCCGCTCCGGCTGCCGCGCAACCCCGCCCCGCGCCCAGCTCTGGACAGGTCCTGGCAGGGGAACCCGAACGTGGCAACGTCGGCCTGCAAGCCCTCCAGGGCGGGGTCGTGTACGTCTTTGAACTGCACGGCCTTAGGCCAATGGGCCTCCAGGACGGTCCTGGAGGGGCCGTAACTGTCGCAGACGGCGATCAGATTGAGGTCGCTGTTAGGCAGTGCCTGGGAGAGGGCCAGTTCCAGGCCTCCGTAGCCTGAGCACAGCGATAGGACTCTCATGGTTCTCCTAAGGGGTCAAGAGTAGAGTTCCCAGGACGAGGCGTTCCCACCCTGGGCCTCGAAGGTGAGGATAGCGGGCTTCGTGGAGTCGCCGGACAGGTTCGTCCACCAGTCAGAGCCCCGATCTGCGGATGGACAGGAGATGATCCACCTCGCGTCTCCAGCCTGACTGACGGCGAAGTTGTGCCAGTGCCCGTGGACCAGGATTCTGGCATCGCGGAGGCCACTCCTGTGCCCGAACGCTAGGTCCTTGAACCAGGAGGGCACCTTCGACTGCTGGCCCGCCAGGTGGCCGTGAGTGAAGCCAATACGGGTGCCGTCCGCGGCATCCACGGTGACAGCCTCCTCCCACTTCTCAGGACGGTGGAAGGTGACGTGCCCGTAGCCGGGCCGGCCGGCAATGATGTCCTCAATGTTCTTCGAGATCATGATGCCGAAGTCGTCATCGGGGGCGTTGGCGCGACTGTTCTTGCCCGGCCCGGTGCGGACTGCGCAGTGGTTGGACGGGACGGCCGCGTAGTACAGGGACTCGCACAGCGGCGCGAGCAGCTGGAGGGCTTCGGCGTAGAGGCGCTGCACGACGCGAATCTGGTCGGTGAGGCTCAGGTCATTGGTCTGCGCCTGGCTGGCGACGTTCCAGAACCCCTCGGTCGAGTCTCCGACGTCGGCGAGGATGATGCGCTTGTAGGGGCCGCGGAAGCGAATGTCGTCGGCAATATCCTTGAGGGCGCGGCGCACGAGACGAACCGTATCCTCGGTGCCTCCTCCTGACTGCACCTTCCCGCATTGTAGATCCGCCAAGCAAACAACTTTCGTTGAATCGTCGGCAATCTTGGCGGGCTTAGGGAGGAGGGGCTCCCGGAACACCGGCTCCAGGTCCTCAAAGGAGAGGCGCTTAGCCTCGGCCATCTCGACCGCGCCAGGCTTCCAGGTGATCTTCTCGTAGCTACCGTCGGGGAGGCGGATCGTCTTCCCTCGCTGCGTGATGGCCTCCACGGGGACGTCGTTGAAGAATGCGTCGTGTCCCATGTCTGGGGCTCCTCGGCGCTTTAGCTTGGCGCGGTGGCGGCGGACGGACGACTCTGATGTGTTGAATCGTTCGGCGAGATCTACGTTGCTGACGCGCTGGCCCTCGGGGAGGAGGTCGTTCTCGATGATTGCTTCATCAAGGGGGGTCATTGGTGTCTTGTCTTTCTGTCCAGAGTGCGGCAACGGCCCGGGGAGACATCTTGGTCAATCCCCGGGCCGTTCACCTATCCCACATCCAGCGGAGTCACTCACCGGAATGGTTGTAGTCTAGCGCCCCGACGAGCGCTTTGCAAAGGCTGACGGAGACGTATGCGGTTCTGTAACCTTGCCTCTTCCACTTCCAGGTGAGGTAGTGGGCGAGGGGCTTCCAGGTGTATCGCGCGTCCACGTATCGCCACGTCTTGGTCACTTCTCCTCCTTGTGCTGCGAGCATAGGCAGTGCCCGTCGCTGGTGAGTTCAAAGTCCCAGCCACAGTAGAGGAGGGTGTCGACCAGTTCCTTCTGGTTGTCCTCGTACGCACTGCCTGGCTGGATAGGGATTGACGCACGCTTACCGCATTGGTCACACTTCACTGTTGCTTGCCTAGTGTTCGTTAAAAGATCGTAGGCTTGGTAGATAGTGGTCATTTATTCCTCCTGCACGCTCCGCAGATGGCCGCCTCTGTTCCGACCTTCCAACCAAGGGTGCGCGCTGTAGTCTTGACGATGGACTCGACAGCCACCCGCGGCTTGGTGCGTTGGTGCACCTGCTCGATTCTGGAAATGTGACACTGACTGCATTCCATGCGGGCCAGCCATTGCATTCCATGAAGCGCAATCTTCACCATCTGCGGCCACCTCCGAAGGGAGAGTACTCGTTGGGGTCCATGACGTGCCCAGCCTCCAGATGCCTGAGGTTGGGGTGTGCCCTCAACAACTCTTTGAGCTCAAGGGCGTTCACGGCTTTCCCCCAGTCTCGCAGGCCATTCATGGCGCTAGTGAACCGCCAAGGCGTTCCTTTAGGTAGGACTTCCTGATATAGGTTGCCGTCAACAGCGATGGACAGGAACATGTCTCCATTGCGCACCTCCATGTTCCACTCGTCAGACATTGGGTGTCCATCGGCGCGCATTGCTTGAATGTGTACGTGTGTGCCGCTTGTGAATATGTCATAGAGGGGTTCGGGGCGGTGTGCGTTGATTGCGGACGCAATTTCGGCCATGTGCGCTTTAGTTAAGGCGGGAAAGTCCTGAGAATCCATGATTGTGCTCTTTCTGTGTTGATGTGATTGGTGGCCCATTGCTCGTAGTGTTCGGCGTCTGGGCCGCCGTATGTGGGGTGTGTTGCGGCTTCTACCTCGTCGAGGATGAGCCAGCAGTCCGGGCAGTACCGGAGGGACCAGTGGTAGGTTCCGTCCTTCCAGGTGTCCCTCCGGTACATGAGCCCTTGCCTGATTGGGGTGAAGCAGGCGTCGCAGATGACCTGCCCCCTGGAGTGGGGGTGAGTCGTCTTGCGTTTGAGGTGCGGCACTAACGGGTAGAGTAGTACGCTGCCAAGGTGCGGAAGGTGCCATAAATGGCGATGAGTGCGCAAGCCACCTTGGCGGGCCACCATGGCAAGAAGATTATTCCGGCAATGAGTGCAATAGCTGAGCCAACATATGCGGCAAGCACTGCAATGCCGTTCAGGACGATGGCCTTCTCGTAGTCAGTCATGATGTGATCTCCTTCCTCAGAACGGGGCGCCAGCACTGGCCCAGGGGTCGCCAGCCTGCCCGCCCTGGGGGTCGTTGAATGATGTCTGCTGGCTGTTGCGGCGGGGGATGACGCCGCGGAAGCGGGGGTACCGCACCTCGAGGCTGGTCTTGCGGGTGCCGTCCTGGCCCTCCCATCCTCGCTGGACGAGGATGCCGGTCACGGTTACCTTGTCGCCCTTCTTGAGTGTGTCGGCGAGGTGTCCGTGCTGCTCGCCCCAGAATGAGGCGGTCACCCAGAGGGGGTCGCCGACATCCTCCCACTGGCCCTGCTGGTTCTTCTTGCTGGGGGTGGCTGCGATGCGGAGCTCGGTGATCTGCTCGCCGGACTGGAGGAACTTGACCTCGGGGTCGGAGCCGAGGTTGCCTTCGACGGTGATGTCACATGCCATGGTTAGTTGTCCTTTCGGATGGGGGAGAAGAGCTTCTTCATGTCCTCTTCGAGGACGTGGATGGTAGGGTTTCCGAGGAATCGGTAGGTTGTGATCTTGTGCTTCCGGATGTGTCGGTCGAGTGTTCGGCGGGTGATGCCGAGCATGTTGGCCGCCTCGTTCTTGGTGAGGTAGCCGGGGATGGTTTTCATTGGTGTCCTTTCAGGAGCTTGGTGAGGTCTCCGAGTGTCAGTGTAGCCCATTGCTGGTCAGGCTTGGCAACTCCGTGCCGTTTGTGGACAACGACACCCAGTAGGGCGTCGGCGTTCTCCGCCTCCACCCGGGCCTCACGCACCCACTTCGGCAGGTCCATGCGGGCCACATCCTTGCACTCGATGACGACCTTATGGGCGCCCATGCGAACATTGGCGATATCGCCCTTGTCTTTGGCTCCGGCCTTGGGGGCGCGGTCGATCCGGTCGTCAGCCAGCTCCTCAGCGAGGTAGTCGGCGACCACTCTCTCGAACCGCGCCCCGGCGGCCTTGGCGCTCTTACGAGTCCTCGCCACTACGGGCATCCTCGAAGATCGCGAGACGGTGCTCGAGGTTAGCGACCTCGAGGACGAGATAGTCGCGCTCGTTGGCAATGTGAATGTAGGCGCCGAGCGCAATGAGCGCCACCACGATGGCGACAGTGAGCAGAAGCATCGTGACTCCTCCTTGGGTGTGTAGATGATGGTGTACGGTCCGCAGTCATTGGGGAGTTCAGGTTTAGGCTTGTCGAGTTCATGGGCATACGGCCCTACCCATCCGTCGCCCCGGCGCCCCAAGATTTCGCCGTATCGGCTGACAGCCACAGATCCTGGGGCAATATGCCGTGAGCCCTTACCGCCACTGATTGCAGGCTGCCGGCCAGCTTCCGCCTCCTCAAGACGGTCCCAGTACCGGCCCTCCCAGGCTTCTCCTCTTCGCGCCTCATCCCGCAGGTCGGCGATATCCGACTTCAGTTCTGTGACATAATCAAGGATGGTGCGAATATGCTCTGGTTCGGCGCACCCAATCCCGTCGTTGAGGAAGTATCGCAGTTCCTGAATGGCGATCTCGACGTCCTCCTCGTTCATTAATTCTCTCCGTCCTGATAGCGAGACAGCCAGGCCAACGCTAGACCGCCCACCTGGATAACCTCCGAGATGAGGTTGGCGTTATGGCCCGTGTCCTGCGCATTGTCGTAGGTGAGGGCGGCGCACACCTCCCCCACCTCCTCCGCCAGGGCGTAGAAGCGCGACTCGTTCGTGTGCCCGTCGGAGTCGAGCGTCATGCCCGGGTGCTTCTTCGCCGCACGCTCATACTCGGCAAGGAACTCCGCCGCAGGATCACTAACGCCGAGGCGGTGCAGCAGGATTGCCGCATCCTCAACCATGCGTGAGAGCTCGAACGTCAGGTCCTCGCCGAGGAGCTCTCTACCGAGCGGGTAGGAGTCGTCATTAGCGCGATCCATGGCGAGGGAGATCCGCCCCAACTGGCGGTGCCAGCGACCAACAGCCTCGAACGGCCCCTGCTCTTCGTCGACGTAGGGCGCGACAAGGTTGTGTGCCAGCGCCTTCATGTTGTTCATTCTGTGTCCTTTCTGGTGTGGTAGTTGCACACTGTTGTCATGCCGTCGTTTATAAACTTCCACCCCCTGCGAATGGCCAGGCCCCGCAGGGCTCCAAGATCATTCAGTTCTCGTTCCAGGTCTTCAGGCCACGGCCGCAAGCTGGTGCCGTTGGATCATTCTGGATGGTCGCATATGTGTAGGTAACTTCTGCTACCCTAAGCATTCCTTTCCTCCTTCGTCGTCTAGCCTGTAGAGGTAACCATCCCAGTATCTGACCGGGATTGTCTCTGGGGCGGCTACGAACTGAGGCACGTTGAACCCTGTCCGTCGCGCCTCCACCCTGTTCTGCTCGACGTGGCCGTGACAGCCCCGCACCCCATCCCCGCAGAGGAGGATGAGGTTGCTGGGGCTGTTTGTGTTCGGCTGGCGCGTGCCGCCCATGCCGCGGGCCCTCCTGTGCTGGATACTCATTGGGCCGTTCCCGGCGTGCCTGCCGCAACGGGCGCACCGGTAACCATCCCTCTCGTACACGAGCTCCCTTGTTTTCTGGGAGGGCCCTGTTTTCTTGGGAGCCCCCTTTCTAGGCATCCCGGCCCTCGATCATGAGGAGGCTGATATCGCCCGTGGAGATGAGGTCGCGGATGGCCTCCTCCTGGGTGCCCGAGATGCGGACCGAGATACGGGGGTCACCCTGAACGACCTCAACGCCGTCGGGAACCTCCCCGGTCTGCTTAATGAACCCTTCCAGGGCCGTGGCGGCAACGAACCATGGTGCCGGCACCTTGTGTACCGCATCTGGCTTGTTCCACTCGAGCCAGTTCACGAGGGCCTTCTCGTCTACTACCTGGTATCGGGGCTGTGGTGCGCTGACACTCACCGTCCCCACCTGGTAGCCGTCGATCATGGGCTTGGATGTGTCGCCCGGGGCCATGTACTCCTTGAGCTCCCCGAGGGCCTTCTTCTTCTCCTGGGAGGCCACCTTGGCGATGTGTGCCGCGATGGCCGCCCTGCGGAGTGCGTCTTCCTTGCTCACTGGACTCTCCCTGCCCCGTAGTTCTGTGCCAGCCAAGCCCTAAGCATGTCTGGGTTAGCCTTGCCGCCTGCTGCGAAGTACTCCTCGCGGACCTTGTTGCCGTCCAGCTGGTGGGTGGCGCAGAATCCGTCAAGGATCATGCCGCACTGCTCGGCCGCTGTTCTCTTGGGAACCCCCTGTTCCGCTGGGAGGGGGGTGTCCTGCTGGGGGCCCCTATTCTGCTGGGAGGGCCCTGTTCCGTTGGGAGCCCCCCTCTCGAAGGTCTCGCCATCGGGATCAAGATCATCAGTGGGGATGGTGAGCGCCTGCAGCAGGAACGTCCTGTAGGCGACGCTCATCGCCTTGGTGATGGCCTTGTCGCCTAAGTCCATAGCCTCGGCCGCAACCTTCCCGTGAATGCTGTCCCCGGCGGGCCCGTAGACCCTGTAGGTGACCTTGACGACCACCTCAACTGTCTGCTTCCCGCTGGCCGTGGTCCCGTTACTGCGGTGGACGTCAACCTCTTCGGGGAGGATGACTACCCCGTACTTGCGTAGCGCGGGGCCTACCGCGTTCATTACCGCGTCGATGCCGCGGAAATTGAATCGCTGCGCCTGATTCTTACTGTCCTTCCTTACTGCCTGCACGGCTTCCATGACCTTGCTGAGTGCCTGGTGCACTGTGGTCTGTTCTGCCACCTGTCTTCCTTTCTGGGAACCCCCTATTCCGTTGGGAACCCCCTATTCCGTTGGGAACCCCCTATTCCGTTGGGAACCCCCTATTCCGTTGGGAACCCCCTAT